CATGGCGTTCATTATGATGAGTTTTGGGCAATAAATGCTGTAGCATCGGTCATATATCACGATAGAGTTTTTATGATGGATCCCGCATCAAGATTTTTAGACAGTAACGATGCAGGTGGTCAAACAGAAAGCATGCAAAAACTTTTGGCTGAACATGAAGGACCTATTTATACTTGTGAACTAGATGAAAGATGCAAGGGATTAGTTGAGTTTCCAATACAAGAAATATTGAGAGATACCAATGCTCACTACCTTAATAATACTGTTGCTTACGCTATCGCTTTTGCTTTATGGAACAAGGTAGGTTTTCTTAACTTGTTTGGCATAGACTTTGGTTATAAAAACAATCTATATTTTGCGGAAGCGGGAAGGGGTTGCGTTGAATTTTGGTTAGCCAAATGCATGCATGCAGGTATGGAAGTGGCTGTTGCATCCACAAGTTTTTTATTAGATACAGCTTGCCCTCCACAGGAAAAACTTTATGGATATCATAGATTAGATGATCCATTGGTAGCTGTTATTAAAGACGATGGAAAGCTTGAAGCAAAAAAATATTCAGAAGTTCATAAACCCCGTTATCTAAATCAACCTATCTTGGTTGACAGGAACGATTCACATTTAAAGAATGATTATGTTATAGGAGAACCAAACAAATGGTAATGAGTTATAAGGCAGGACCTGAGCTTGGAATTATAGAAGTTCACACTACAGAAAACAAAGGACACCCTGTAGAATTTTGGGCAGACAGGTGTATTGATAGGATTATTGGAATAAGTGCTGATGCACCCGAGCAAGTAAAATTTCAAGTACAAGAATTTAAAGATAACATTAAGAAAGTAATTGAAGAATATATGCAAAACGCTATAAAATCTGATAGGATAACTCTTAATAACAAGCTACGAGAACTAGGACACGGTGAGGTAGCTGAAATTATTAGGAAAGATTAATTATGGCAATAACATCAACACTAACAACTAGCTTTAAAAAAGAATTACTGCTTGGTAATCACAATTTTACAGCAGGAACATCGGGTGATACTTATAAGTTAGCTCTATACACTTCTTCTGCTACATTGGGTGCTACAACCACATCCTTTGTAACCACAGGGGAAGCAAGTGGAACTAACTATACATCAGGTGGTGCAGATTTAACTAATGTTACACCAACCTCATCAGGAACGACTGCTTTTTGTGATTTTTCTGATTTAACCTTTGGAACTGCTACGATAACAGCAAGAGGGTGTTTAATTTATAACAGCTCAGATTCAAACAAAGCAGTTGCATCTATTGATTTTGGTGGTGACAAAACATCAACCGCAGGTGACTTTACTATTGTTTTCCCTGCTGCTGCTGCTGCTACTGCTATCATCCGTATAGCTTAGTTATGAAACATGCCCTTCGCAAAGTTTCAATTCAAAGCAGGAATAGATAGAGAGGGAACTGATTACACCAACGCAGGTGGATGGTTTGACGGATCTCTAATACGGTTCAGAAAGGGTTTTGTAGAAAAGGTTGGCGGTTGGTCAAAAAATACCGCCAATACTTTTTTAGGCACATGCAGAAAATTATTCCCTTGGATATCACTTGAGGGAACCAAATACCTATTTACAGGCACCCATCTTAAAACTTATGTCAAAGACGGTAACAGCTTTTATGATGTCACACCTATCAGATCAACAACATCAGCAGGCGATGTAACATTTGGTGCTGTTGACGGTGATGCAACAATAACTGTTTCGGATACAGCTCACGGTGCTGTGCAAAATGACTTTGTTACATTTTCAGGAGCTGTTTCTTTAGGTGGTAATATTACTGCTACCGTTTTAAATCAAGAATATCAAATAGCAACCATTGTTGATGCTGACAGCTATACCATAGAAGCAAAAGATACAGACGGTGCTACGGTAACAGCAAATTCTTCTGACACAGGCAATGGTGGAGCGTCTGTAGTGGGTGCGTATCAAATCAATGTTGGATTAGATGATTATGTACAATCCACAGGATATGGTGTTGGAGCATGGGGAGCAGGACCTTACGGATCTGCAACCTCTCTGTCTGCCACTAATCAGCTAAGGCTTTGGTTTGCCGATAATTTTGGCGAAGATTTAATATTTAATCCGAGGGGTGGTGGCATATATTATTGGGATGAATCATCAGGAACATCTACAAGAGCGGTTGACATAACAACATTATCAGGAGCCAATCTAGCACCAACAGTCGGCTTACAAACAATCGTCAGCGAGACTGACAGGCATGTATTTGTTTTAGGAGCAGATCCAATTAATGATGCGGGAACTGCAAGAACAGGTGTATCCGACCCTATGTTAGTTGCGTTCTCAGATCAAGAAAGCGTAACAGAGTGGCAACCACAAACTACCAACACCGCAGGATCTGTGCGTTTATCGTCAGGAAGTGAGATTATTGGTGGTATAAGGTCAAGACAAGAAACGCTAGTATGGACTGACACATCTTTATATTCTATTCAATTTGCAGGACCTCCTCTTACTTTTTCTGTAAATCTTATAAATCAAGGCGTTGGCATGATATCTCCCAATGCCTGTATCAATGCTCCTAATGGTGTTTTTTGGATGGCTGAAGATGGTTTTTATTTATACAATGGTTCTGTACAAAGAGTCGTTTGTTCTGTTTTGAGCTATGTGCAACAGCATTTAGATATGAGTCAAGCGTTCAAAGTATTTGGAGTGCTGAACAAAGAGTTTAATGAAGTGTGGTGGTTCTATCCATCAACACAAGATAGCACAGGTGAAATATCACGCTATGTTATTTATAACTATTTAGAAAACCATTGGTCTATTGGAGAACTTGTAAGAACCGCTTGGATTGATCAAGATGTGTTTGATAAACCGTTGGCAACAAATAACGGTTATTTATACGATCAAGAAACAGGCGAAGATAATGATGGCTCACCTATGGATAGTGTGTTCATTGAAAGCTCTGACTTTGATTTGCAAGAAGGCAACGACTTTGCCTTTATTAGCAAAATCATTCCTGATATTAAGTTTTATGGCACTAATACAGCCAGTGGTGTACCACAAATAAACATGCAAATTAAAACAAGAAACTTTCCTGCACAAAGCTTATCAACCAAAGTTACTAAAGATGTTTCTAACAATACCAATGAATTAAATGTACGAACTAGAGCAAGACAGGCTGTGTTAAGACTGCAAAGCGATGATGATGCAGACACAGGAAACAGACTAGGAGTGCAATGGAGACTAGGATATACTAGAATGTATATACAGCCTGATGGTAGAAGATAATGGCAAAGCTATTACCGACAAGGTTACCGCAGGCTTTAGACGAAGTAACACCTGATGTTTTTAATAGATTAGTCAGGATACTTGAGTTAAACTTAGGACAGTTCGACCCAAATCGAACCCCGCAGTTCAACCAATCCGAATTAGGTGAACTGAACTTTATAGCGGGTGATATAGTGTTTAATACGACACTAGAGATTCACCAAGCGTATGACGGGAATGCTTTTCGTGATTTATATAGTCACCAAACATATTTGAGTGGCGTGAGTGGAACAGGGGCTGTAGGCTCCGTAACAGTTACAACGAGTTAATATGGCAACATTAGAAGAAAGAATACAAAACCTCACACAAGATATTAGACCTACAATGGGTGCAGGAGTTATGTCTGATAGAGAAGCAGATATGTTTATGCAAGCATCTCAATCCAACCCTATGCTAATTGGATCAGGCGTTATGTCTGACAACGATACGGTTAGGATTAACAAGGCTTTATTAAGTGGTGTACAAGACCCAATGGTATCAAATGTAGACACAAGTGTGATGCAACCATTGGTTGATCTTGGTTTTGAACAACAAGTTAGAACCATAATGACATATCCGCAGAACTCACCTGAGTCTATGCAAGCTCAACAAGAAATACTCAACGAAATGGGTACAGGCATGGATGTAGACGCATTTGTGCAAACTGTAAAAGAAGTCGCACCCAAAGAAATTCAAGAAGAAATTTTACAAGACAGAATGATGCCA